TAACCTCGCCGCGGGAGCGGCGCCGGGCGAGGGGCTGTTCACCCCGCTCATCGACACCGCCAACTACCTCGGCGCCATCACCTACGTCGTCCGGTCGAAGCTGACCGGGCAGGACCGGAGCGTCGGACCGCGGGCCGCGGCGCATAAGTCTTAACCCGCCGGCAGGCGCGCGGGCGTCAACGCCCAAAGGGTAACGGATGCCCGTCATCGACGTCGCCGACCTCCTCACCGACCCGGACCTCGGCGACACCTTCACGGTGATCCGCCGCCTCCAGGCCGTCGGCGCCAACGGCGTAGTGACCAACCAGGTTGCCACCTACCCCGGCGTAGTCGGGGTCGTCGGGCCGACCGGCGACTCCTCGCTCCAGCGCCTTACCGACGCCCAGCTGATGGGGAAGTCGGTCCAGGTCGTTACCGCCTTCCGCCTCCGCGGCCCCGCCGCCGAGGGCGCCCTCAGCTGGGCGCCCGACCTGATCGTCTGGCCCGAGGGCACGACCGACACCTACGTCGTCGCCGACCTCCAGGACTACTCGCGGTACGGCCGGGGCTTCGTCGTCGCGACCTGCGCGACCACCACCTACGTGCCGGAGCCCCCGTCGGAAGATCCGCTGGGCGCCCCCGACTAGCCGTTCGGCATTGACTAGCCGTTCCGCCCCGACTAGCCGTTCGGCATTGACTAGCCGTTCCGCCCCGACTAACCACCGCCCGGAAGGGCCGCTACCCGATCCCTTCGGAGCACCCTCGTGAGCGAATCCCTCTACGTCCTCCCCACCGCCGCCTACCCGGCGCCGCTCGAGGGGCTCGCCCTTCACAACGCGCTTCAGGCCTGGGTGGTCGGGGTCACCGGCCTCCCCGGCGACCTCGTCCGGCCGGCGTGGCCGTCCGACCTTCCGAACGTGCCGACGGCCGGTACCTGCTGGGCCTCGCTCCGGGTCAACCGCCGCGATGGCGGCTTCGACCCCTACGTCGCTCACAACGCCTCGGGGCAAACGGTTCTCCAGCGCTTCGAGGCGCTCGAGCTGCTCGTCAGCTTCTACGACCTCGGCTTCAACGGCCAGGCCGACGCCGCCGCGGCGTTGCTTCGCGACGGCATCTTCATCGAGCAGAACCGCTACCCGCTAAGGGCTGCCGGCCTCGACGTCACCTCGGCCGGCGAGATCACGCCGGCGCCGACGCTCCTGAAGGAGCGCTGGCAGTACCGGGCCGACCTGACGATCACTCTGACCCGCGAGATCGACCGCGCCTACGCCGTCCCCGACGTCGCCGTCCTCGACGGTACCCTCACGGGCGCCGACCCGGCGGGCGACGTCCTTACCGTCCCGCTTACCACGACGCCTCCCGCTTAACCGCCCGGCCCCGCGCTCGGCGGTCCCCCTTCTTCATTGGAGCACCCGTCCATGACCTCCGGACTCTCGGTCAGCGACGTCGTCAACGTCAATCTTAACCTGGCCCCGACCGCTGCCGCCGGAATCAACTTCGGCACGCTGGTCATCGCCGGTCCCTCCGACGTCATCGACGTTAGCCAGCGCCTGCGGCAGTACAGCACCCTCCCCCAGGTGGCTACCGACTTCGGCACCACCGCGCCCGAGTACCTCGCGGCGGCCGACTTCTTCGGCCAGATCCCGACGCCGAGCCTTCTCTACATCGGCCGGTGGGCGCAGAACGCGACGGCCGCGCGCCTCTACAGCGAGACCTTCAGCGCCTCCGGCCAGGTGGCGCTGCTCGCCGCCCTGCAGGCCGTCACCTCCGGCTCGATGCTGGTGACGCTGAACGGCGTCCCCTACGCGGTGACCGGCCTCGCCTTCAACACCATCACCAACCTGAACGGCGCCGCCACGGTCCTCCAGACCGCGCTCAGCGCGCTGGTCGCCGGTACGACCGTCACCTGGAACAGCGCCTACGGCTACTTCATCGTTGAGGACGGCGCTACCGGCGCGACCTCGATCATCGGCTACGCCGCGCCCCCGACCGCCGTGGGCAGCTTCGCTTACACCGGGCAGCCGACCGTATCCGACACCATCGTGGTCGATAGTATCTCGATCGCCTACATCGCGAACGGCGCGACCCCGTCGGGCAACCAGGTCGCGCTCGGCACGACCGTCGCCGGCACCGTCGCGGCCACGCTGGCGTTCCTCCAGACCTCGACTAACGCGACCCTGACCCTGATGACCTACACGGCGGTCGGGAACACGATCTACGTCACCTCGAAGGCCACCGGCACGACCGGCAACGCCTACACCCTGGCGGTCAGCGGCAGCACGCCGCCGGCCAAGAGCGGCGCGAACCTCGCCGGCGGCAGCGGTACCGACGTCAGCACCACCCTCGGCTTCACCGCCGCCGCGGGGGCCTCCGCGGTCGCCGGCATCGCGGCGGAGACGCCGGTCGCCTGCGCGGCCATCCTCCTCGGCACCGGCCTGATCAATAACACGATCTACGGCCTGACGTTCGCGCCGGTTAACTACAGCGACATCACCGTGGCACAGCACCAGGCGGTCGCGACCTTCATCCAGGGCGCCGGGATGCACATCTACGGCGTCACCACCACCGACGCCAATGCGCTCAGCTCGACGTCGACCACCGACCTCGCGGCCGTACTGGCCGGGATGACGCTCTCGCGGACGTTCTGCCAGTACAGCAGCTCGTCGCTCTACGCCGCGGCCTCGCTGTTCGGCCGGGCCTTCACGGTCAACTTCAGCGGCAACAACACCACCATCACGCTGATGTATAAGCAGGAGCCCGGGGTAACGCCCGAGACCCTGACCGAGTCGCAGGCGGCGGTGCTGAAGACGAAGAACTGCAACGTCTTCGTCAACTACAACAACCAGACCACCATCATCCAGACCGGCGTGATGTGCAACGGCTACTTCTTCGACGAGGTCCAGGGCTGCGACTGGCTCGGCAACACGATCCAGACCAACGTCTACAACCTCCTCTACACCTCGCCGACGAAGATCCCGCTTACCGACGCGGGCAACCACCAGGTTGGCACCGCTATCGAGGCGGCCTGCCTCCAGGGCGTCGTCAACGGCCTCGGCGCGGCCGGCCTCACCTGGTCGGGGCCGCCGGTCGGCCAGCTCGCTACGGGCGACGTGCTGGCGAAGGGCTTCTACGTCTACGTGCCGCCGGTCTCGAGCCTGACGCAGGCGCAGCGCGCGGCCCGGCAGACCGTCGCGATCCAGGTGGCCTTCCCGCTGGCGGGCGCGGTTCACACCGTGAACGTCCTCGTCAACGTGACCCGGTAAGCCGGCGAAAGGTAAGGGGTAAAGTAACATGGCGACCTACAGCTTTCTCGACTGCGTGGCCACGATCGTCGGCCCGGGCGGGGCGATCAGCCTCGGCTCGGGCGCGGCGGTGGCCGAAGAGGGCATCACCGTCGAGCGCGACGAGGACAAGAACACGATGACGAAGGGCGCCGACGGCACCCCGATGCACAGCCTCCACGGGGGCCGCGCCGGGCACGCCGTCGTCCGCCTCCTGAAGACGTCCCCGATCAACGCGCTCCTGCAGGCGATGTACGACGTGCAGACCTTCAGCAGCGCGCTTCACGGCCAGAACGTCATCGTGGTCTCCGACCTCGTCCGCGGCGACGTGACGACCTGCGCGCAGACCGCCTTCAAGCGGTTCTCCCCGCTGACCTACGCGAAGGAAGGCGGCATGATGGAGTGGCAGTTCGACTGCGGCTACGTCGACGCGGTCCTCGGCGGCGGCGCGCCCGCGGCGACCGTCCTGTAAGCTTGGAGTAACCCACCATGGCCGACCTCGAGATCAACGGCGTTACCTACCGCACCGGCAAGCTGGACGCCTTCAAGCAGCTTCACGTCGCCCGGCGGATCGCGCCGCTTCTCGGGAAGGTCGGGCCGGCCCTCGCCGGCTTCGCCGCCGCCCAGGCCCCCGGAGAGGGGGGCATGCCTCCGGCACCCCCCTCGCTGGACGACCTGTCTCGGCTGCTGGCACCGGTCGCCGACGCGCTCGCCGCGCTGCCGGACGCCGACTGCAACTACGTCCTTCAGACCTGCCTTAGCGTCTGCCAGCGCCAGCTCCCCGGGCAGGCCGGCTGGCAGGTCGTCTGGAACGCGGCGGCCGGCCAGCTGCAGTTCCAGGACCTCGACCTGCCGACGATGATGCGGCTTGCCCTGCGCGTGATCCAGGATAACCTCAGCGGTTTTTTTCCCGCCCGGCCCTAAGCTTTCGGAGCCACGCGCCGGGGCTGGCCGCCGAGCTGGTGGACCTGCCCGATGGGCTCGGCTGGCTCCTAACGCCGGTCGACCGGGGCTACTGCAAGTACGAGAGCCTGCTCGACGGAACCCTCGGCCTGGAGGACGTGGCGCTGATGAACGACATGATCTCCGTGCAGGCCGAGAACAAGTACCGGGTCGGGGAGGCGCAGCGTGGTTAAGGAACGCGGTGTGGTTAAGGAACGCGTCGTAGCGGTGAAGTAATGGACGCCACGCTGCTAAAAGAGTTCCTTGTCTCGATCGGCTATTCCGACGACGTTGCGGGCCGAGACCGCCTCGTTACCGGGGTGCTCGCCGTAACGAAGACGGTTCTTGCCCTCGGTACCGCCGTCGAAGCGGCGTCGGTCGCCGTCGTCGCCGGCGTGGCGAAGATCAGCCAGAACCTCGACGAGCTCTACTACGCCTCGATCCGCACGCGGGCATCGGCCGAGAACATCCAGGCCTTCTCGTTCGCGGTCGCCCGGATGGGCGGGACGGCGGAGGGAGCCCGGGGCTCGCTCGAGGCGCTCGGCCGGTTCCTCCGGACCAACCCGATGGCGGAGGGCTTCCTCCGGCAGCTCGGCATCCAAACCCGCGACGCGCGGGGGCAGCTCGTCGACACGACGAGCATGGTCGAGCAGCTCAGCCACCTGAAGATGGACTACTGGCAGAAGCAGAACTTTGCCAGCATGCTCGGTATTGATGAACGGACCCTGATGGCGTCTATCAACGGGGTCGGAAACTTCATGGCCGAGTACAAGCGGATGCTGCGCGCTGCCGGGGTCGACCTGGATGCAGCCGCTAAGTCGTCGCGCGATTACATGAACAGTCTGGCGCTCCTCCAGGGGGCTTTTACCGCGCTCGGCTGGAAGATTGCCGAGACGCTCGGGCCACGTCTTCGGGATGACCTCGAGAAGTTCCGGGGTTTCCTCGTCGATAACATGGACCGAATCGGTAAGGGTATTGACTGGACTGGCGACAAGTTGCTTAAGCTGGCTGAAGTTGTCACGATCGCCGGCATCGACGTCGGCCGGGGCATCGACCAGCTTATCGACTGGTTCGATAAGCTTGACCCGCATACTCAGAACCTAATCAAGCAGTTTGGGGCGGTTGGCGCCGCCTGGCTGTTGCTGAACACCAAGTTTCTTACGTCGCCGGCCGGCTTTATTTTCGAGCTAGGCGCAGCGATCTTCCTCCTGTGGCAGGACTACGACACCTGGGTTAAGTCGGGGGGCAAGGAAGGACTTATTGATTGGGGAAAGTGGAAACCGAAACTTGATGAGGCGGCCCGAAACGTCAAGTGGTTCGCGGAGAAGCTCCACGACCTTGTTACCTCCGTACTTGGACCGAACGGCGTGCAGGAGGTTCTCGAGGGACTAGCTATCTACATGGCGCTGCGGTGGCCAATCGGCATCCTCGCGAGCATCGGCAAAGTCGTCCTAGGGATAGCGGGGATCGGGACCGCGGCTACCAAAGCCGGGGTCGCGGTCAAGGCGCTCGGTGCACTTAGCCTGCCGAACCTTCTTCTGTGGGCGGCGGTCATCACGGGCCTGCTTGCTTACAAGCAGGGTATGACCGCGGCGACGACCGTCGACCTCGCCGAGAAGGAAGGGTTCACGGAGGTCGCCGGCGTCGACGAGAACGGGCTACCGACCGCCTTCCGCAACCCCACCACGCGCCAGACCCGCAGCGCGGCGTCGTTCGACCCGACCCTGAAGCCGCCGCCGGCCGGCGACACCCGGACGCCGTGGCAGCGGATCGCGCCGACCTGGCTCGGCGGGAAGGAAGCCCCCGGCACCGAGGAGCCCGCCCCGCCGGACGCCGTTCCCGGCGCGGCGCGCGGCGCGCTCGGCCCCCTGATCGCGCGGGGCGAGGGCGGCTACAACACCGTCAACCTCGGCCAGGCCGGCGGCTACGCCGACCGGACGCTCGACCTTACGCACAAGACCCTCAGCCAGGTCATCGCCGAGCAGGAGGCGTTCAAGTACAACGCCGCCGGCCGCTACCAGATCATCCGGGGCGAGCTGCGGGCCGGGATGGAACAGCTTCACCTTACCGGTAACGAGCTCTTCAACGAGGAGACGCAGGACCGGCTGTTCGAGGGCTACCTTCTCAGCGCGCGGAAGCGGCCGGCTCTTAACGCTTTCCTGCACGGGCAGACCAACAACGTCGTCGCCGCCAACATGGACGCGGCGCGAGAGTTCGCGAGCGTCGCGCGGCCCGACACCGGGCAGAGCTACTACGCCGGGGTCGCTAACAACCGGGCCTCGATCAGTCCGGCGGAGATCCAGGCGGCGTTGTGGAAGCAGCGCGAGATCACGATGGCGGAGGACCGCCGCCGCGCCGCCGCTCCCGCTCCCGCTCCCGCGTTGCCCCCGGGCTGGTGGATGCGCCAGGTAAGCCGGCTGGCCCGGGTCGCGAGCCCGACCCCGGCCGTGGCCGCCCCCGCTCCGGCCCCTCAGGCGCCCGTAAGAGCCGCCGCGCCGGCCCCGGCGACGGCTACTCCGCTCTGGCCCCCGGCGCCCTCTCCGACCGCCTCCGTGCCCCCAGCCGCGCCGATGCCGGCCGCCCGCGCCGCTCCCGTTACCGCGCCGGTGCCGGCCGCTCCCCCCGCTCCCGCCGCTCCCCCCGTTCCCGCCGTCGCGCCCACGCCGTTGGTGCCGACGGCCTGGAGGCGGGTGCCGGCCGCTCCCCCCGCTCCCGCCGCCGCGCCGAGTTCGCGTGCCGCCGTCGCGCCCCCGGCGCCCGCCACGCGTGTCGTGCCCTCGGCGAAGC